GATTTGGTTTTCGTTGACGGTCTTGCCTACACGATTCGCATAGTTTCTTAAACTTCTTACAAATTCACTATTGGAATTAGAGGTTTTCCAAATATAGTTGAACATCCGCTTATTAACCGGAACTGGGAATTTAGCGATCAATTTCTTTGTATAATTCTTGTAATTCGGTCCGTTCTTATTAATCTTGTAGTTTTTCGCGGACTGCAAGAGTCTCATACCATGATTAAAAGAACCCGCCTGATTTACAAACTTATTGAACGTCGCCGCCGTCATGACGGGTCTGGCGGCGTTCAGACGGATGGCCGCTGTGCGAACTGCGTGTGAGAACATTTTATTAGCGTTCCCTACACCACCCTCCTTCATGAAATTCAGGGCGCCCTCCCCCCACTGCTGGAATTGACGCAACTTGTTCTCGTTGTTCGCCGTCAGAGGGCGGTACGCTTGGGGCAGCTGACAGCTCGGTCCAATTTTGTTCGTAAATTCCTTGCGGGTGTACATGATGACATCAAAACCCATTTCCCGGGCCACCCCCGTCCTGTACGGCTGGCTGACCGCCATGAAGTAGCGCTCGAGCTCCGTTTTCTGCCACCAGCGGCACTCTATCTGTGTAGTCGGGGAATTAGAATTACATATGTAACCCTTTCCGTTCCGTATAGAACAGGCCCACACGTGCGGCATCAACTCCGACGCGAGAGAAGGAGCGACGTACACTATAGCACCCGTGAGATCGTACCCGCTTTTTTCCAGCATCAAGTCCCTCATTTTAAAAGTGTGACCACCACCGCTATACATGAGGATAGGGGCCGTCCAGCTATTGTTCTTGAACTTGTACCGCCATCTTTCATCATTCAACATCCTAAAATCACGCCCGACCCTGAACCCCAAGTGGCCAAGGAGGGCCGGGAGTTCCCACGACGGGAAGCCACCACTCGTGCCCTTGGATTCTTTTGTAGAGCTGGCGCGCCACTTGACGTTCTTCGTCAGATATGCGTTCAAGCCCGACTTGGGAATGAGCCGCCCTGGACCTCCCACGGCACAGATGTACTGGTTCAGAAATTTCCAGAAATAAATAGCGCTTGTCTTCTTGACGGCACCCTTGTATGGGCACGGCGCGTTGATATTTGAATTGAAATAGGCCCGTTGTCTGTTAGACAACGTGGGTAAGGTCTCCTGAAGCTTCTGCCATAGGATCTTTAGGCCGTTATCAGACGTGAGAAATATGTTCAAAGATGAAAAGAACCAACACGTGGTCCCCGTCTGGCCCACGCCCACGTTCATTACTCTATATTCAGTTTTTATTTTCTATTGTGAATTTAGATGAACAACGTGAACACGGCCATAGGGATTTTGGCAACGAATAGGAAGAATTTGATATCAAAATTCCTCGTCCAGCTCAACTCTGAAGAGCGAAGCAACTTTATGAAGAACGGCACGAATAGGAAAGAATGGGTGCGGCGGTGGCTGCGCAACAGGCGCAACTACGACAACGAAAGAATAGCCAGCCGTGTAGCCAACTACAACGCAAGAACCACCTTCAATAAGTACGTCAATACACTTAATAAATTGATGAACGCCAATATGAATCTAAATAGATTCAACTCTCCGAAAAATGGTAGAGGTCCCTACGCGTCTCTGAGCGTCGGTGAAAAAGGCTTCATCCAATTAGAACCTGTTTGTCTAAATAACTTTAATAGAGGCGTCTATATACACTATGGAGAGACTAAAGAAAAATATAGAGGCCAGAAGATAGGGTTCAGATTGCGCAAGGCGGCCGTGAACGCATCTAGGAACACGGTCATCCCTCTTTGGCAAGTTTCGCAAAATATAGAACGTCTCGTAAAGGCGGGGAACCTTCCAGTTTCAGGTAAAATTATGAAGGCGCTGGGAGCAACCCAGATCAATTACGCACCCCCATGCCGCGCTGAAAATAAGCGTGGCGCATATAACTATGCGTTCGTAGTTGGATTGCCTAAACGCCCGTCTATGAAGAGGCCGCGCTCAGTCGCCGTCCCTAGAAGACCGCGGTCCCAGATGAGACCGCGGCTTCAGAGTACGTCAGCCTCCTTCTTATCGTCACGGATCTCCACAAAGACCGGCAGGAACAGCGACTTCTGACCCGTCTTCTTGTCCTCGATGAGCGCATTGTACTTGACGGACACGATCTGGCCGATGAAAATCGAAGGGTCGCACGACCGCTCCTCGTCATCGAGGCCCGTGCCCACCGCCGACTTCACGCCGCCATCAACCGACTCGACCATCAGCGAGCCAATCTTCCCCTTGTACTTGCCCGTCCCCGGCACGACCCCCGTGACGCGCAGGTCCGCCTCGAGCTCCGCCTTCATCTTGACCTGGTGCTTGACCCGCTTGTCTTCCCATGGACCCCGGGGATCCTTGAGGACCAGACCCTCCTCACCCTCGGCCAACTTCTGCTGGTAGAGCTCCTGCGCCTCCTCCATAGAGCGCACGGTGGACGTGTGCGCAGGGTTGACGTGCCCGTGGCTCTCGGTGCCTAGCAGCTTCAAGCGCTCTTCATAGGCCATGAGGCACTGTCCCGTGCGGAAAAAGTCGAGAGGGACGAGGTCCCATACGACCGCCCGGATCTGCGTCGCAAGCTCTGGGGTGCCAGTGCCCTTCTGGAACTTGGTCAGGAGGCCGTTGCCCGTCTTGCGGTCCATGAGGTGGCCATCCAACCCCGTCATGAGCAGCTCTCCATCAAGCACACAGTCGAGCAGCCCCGCCCAGTACCGCACGTCGTCGTCGAGGGCCCCAAAGAGGTGGAGCTCCTTGCCCGCACGTGTGCGATACGACACCTGACCCTTTTCACAGATGGCGTTGAAGCGCATACCGTCCATCTTGGTCTGGGCCAAGCACGGGAACTTGATTTTTGTTTTTTCGTTCAAAGGGCTGACCAGCATGCACGGGTACGAGAGCTTGAGGTCGGGCCAGATCTTTTCGACCGTCGCGTCGCTCACACCGCACTTTAGGTTGCGGCCTATGACGCGCCGAAGAACCTCCTGGTCGTCCTTGGTGAGCACGCCAAGGAGCCACGCCACGTGATCACGGGCGTCGTGGCCGCGCAGCATACGCGAGCACAGCTTGGTCTCGAGCTCTCGGAAAGCGCACTCGAGCGACTTGCGCTGCCCCCCGGACGCGTCGGGCTCGGGAACCTTTTTAATATAGAAATTTACGAGTGGGTCAAGAGCCAGGCGGAAAGCAGACTTGAGAACGGGGTCGTCGGCGTGCTCGCCGAGGATATCCTCCTTCTCAAGACGACTGGTAGTGGCCTCGAGGCGCTTGAGTATCTGGAGAGCCATGTTTGTGTTTGGGTGAGGGGTCCACGACCGCCGTGACCCCTTGGACACACAACATTTTTTCATATGAGCCCCCTCTGACTCAGGTACTCGCGGATGGTCCTAGGATTTTCCCGAAAAACTTGTTCATAGACTTTTATGAAGTTTGTCCCTGTTGCGAGCAGTGTCAAGTTGTAAACTCCAAATATCAAAAAGTTTTTAAAAAAATTAAATTTAGTTTCCCGGAGGAGCCACACTGGCACGACGTGCGTCGCCACTATGAACATCCCTATAGGTAGGAAAAGTGTACCCCCGGCCATTGCGAAAACGATGCTCCCTATGAGGGTCGCCACGCATGACGCCAGGGGTGAGAAGGGCAAGAGGCCCGCGAGCCACATGACCGCCATGGCAGTCGACCAATAGCTGTAAATCTTCCATATCGGCACCATCTACTAGAGACTCGGAAATTTTCCATCTAGAGACTCTGCCCGTCTTCACTCCAGATGGAAGAGTTTTTGAAAAACATTTCTAAAAAAATTTTTGAAAAATTGGGACCGGGGTACAGTGAGCGCGTCTATCACAACGCCTTCGAGGTGGAGCTCCGCTTGGCCGGTATCCAGTACGAGACTGAAAAAATTCTTCCCGTGATTTACGAAGGCCACACGATCGGCAACCTACGGGCCGACCTGATCGTGGATGGCCGGACAATCGTCGAACTCAAGTCGGTCCCACGCCTCAAGGATGAGTTCAGGAACCAGGTGCGTAATTATGGACGTCTCACGGGCCTCGAGTCGGGATACCTCGTGAACTTCCCGTGCGTCGCCGGCGATGCCGAGGTCGAGTGCGTTCTAATTTCTCAGCCCCAAGTATGAAGGAAGACGAGTGGCACGATAAAGAAGAAGCCTTCCTCCGAAAGCTCGAAGAGCAGTGCAACTATATGCAAAAGCACTATTCGAAAGAGTTTACATACTACAACGGACTATCATCACGTTTCAACATCCCTATTCTTGTCATTTCATCCATCAACGCCCTGACGGCTATTTCACTCGGTCAGTTTGTCGAACAAAATATGGTGAGCATTCTCAACGCCGTTCTGTCTGCTGGAACGGGCGTTCTAGGCTCGATTCAGCTGTACATGAAATTGAACGAAAAAATGACAAAGGCTCTCAACTCATCAATCCACGTGAAGCGGATCGCTCTCAAAATCTCCAAGGAGCTCAGCATCGACAGGGCCCAGCGCGTCACGGAGGGCGTCGCGTTCCTGAACGAGTGCTTCACAGAGTTCAACTCGACCATAGAAGCTGGAAATCCCCTTGAAAAAGGTCTAGAGAACTTTTTGGCCCTGAAGCCCCCTAGCCGCCTGCCAAAACCAGGATCGCTCGCGAGCATCGCCGCGTCCCTCATGACGCCCAGAGCGTCCGTCGAGGGCGGGAGCCCGCGGACGTTTGAAATTGCGCGGCCCCGCCCCGGAACCCTATGGGGCCGCCTGCGTCACGACGCCCTAGATCACCCGTCGATCGAGAGTTCGACTCCGCCCAACGAGGAGGTCTGAAGTGCGTATTTCCATATGAATCCGCCAGATGAGGATAGTTTTCCTTTACAACACATTGTAATACCAGATCTCTGACACCGCGCATCTTCCGCGGCTTCAACAGTTGAACCAAACTTTTTGATAAAATTTCCATTTTTATCAAATTGACTGACCGGTACGGCTTTCTTTGACGCCGCACCTCGTGGCATGGCGCGCCCTTTTTTAGCCTCAGATAACTTCCGTCGCATCTCAGCCGTCTTGGGGACTCCCGTCATCGTTCGACTCGTCTTGTCACGTACTTCTTGTGGAATAATTCTGCCCTTTAGAGCTTCACTTAATTTTTGTTTAGTATCGTCGTTCATAGGTTTCCCATAATTGGGGTTATTAGGACCAGACATCAACTCCTTGAATTTAAGACGGCGGGTTTCCGTCCACATGACGCCCGTATGACCGAGACCACCCGGTGCCGTGTTGTACGGTGGCCGTAGGGTTTCTATATAAAATTTCTCCCTTTCGTTCATAATTGACACCAATTCTTGCCGCGTCTCGCATTCGAAAACTTCAACGTCTTCTATAGTGAACATTTCTGGACCATATTTACGCATAGCGTTATAAAGGACCATGTTCACGTCACCCCGCCTGGCTTCTGAGCGATGGTCGTTGAGGCGCCGCCTTAAACTGTTGCGAGTCTGACCTATATAGAAATTCGAGTTTTCGAGATTATCGATTCTATAGATTCTTCCTGGGTATACCATTTACTAAGACTGTACATTTGTTTTTATTCGCCGAGAAAAACGCAACCTCCACGCAATCTCAACACAAGATGCAAAGTCGACTCCTTGCACACATTATAGTCGGCCAGGGTCCGGTCATCCTCCAACTGCTTGCCTGCAAAAATCAGACGCTGCTGATCTGGAGGGATTCCCTCCTTGTCGGAAATTTTAGCCTTTACCGCCGCGATTGAATCAGCTGATTCAACCTCGAGGGTGATCGTCTTGCCGGTCAGGGTCTTCACGAAGATTTGCATTTATTAGTCTTGTGAGCTTTTTCTCTAATACATAAAAAAATTGTCGTGGATCGTGGGAATCGCGCATTTTGTGTAGCGCCTGGATATCGCACCGAGCTCAGAGTTCACGTGGTCTCGAAGCCGCGAAAACTCTTCAACGACAATCTCGGGATTCTTGTGCGTCAGGAACGATTGCATGAGGTCTATGGTCACGGTCTGATACATCTCGAGAACCTGCCGGATATCCGTCTTCTTCTGTCGAGCCTTTTCGCGTTGCTGCAATTTCTTTTTGAATATCTCTTCTGTGAAATCGCCAATCATAAACTTGATGCGGATGTCCCGGTTGTCCTCTATGGCATTGGTAGTGTATCTAGCTAGAACTATGTGCTGAATATGGCCGTACATGCGGTGAATAGTAGCGATGTTGGGAGAAGTCGTTATACGGGAAATCGCCATCCATGACGGCAGACCGCCACACGGCGCGTCTCCGGGCTCGCGCGCCAGAGTACCACGGGCCCGCATATAATCATAATAGTGTGGATTGTGTATGTGGCGCGTCTCTATGGTTCCGCGGCGCCAGCTGAATGCAGTATGACACTGCGTACACCACATCAGGTCACAGCCGTCAATTTTGAAGATGAGCGCCGCACACTTGGGACAAGGGCGCGAGTCCTTCTCGAGCATCCGAGCCGTCGCCACGTTGTTGGCGTCGCACGTGTGCGGGGCGTCCTTGTCGCGGCCCTTGACCTCGTGACAGTCAGGACAGGCCCAGTTTTCACACAGGCCGCACTTCCAGGCGGTGCTCAAAAACCCCTTGCACGCGCCTTGAGGACACGCGCGGACAAACTGACGGCGCTCGGCGACGAGCTGAGGACGGAACCACGCGTCGCGACAAAACGTCCAGTGTTTCATATCAAGTTCAATATAGCGCATCTTCTTTTCAATGTCGTTGCAGCGCTTACTGCGCTCGATCATCGCCTCGAACTCGGTCGGGACGCCCATCTCCGCAGCCATGATCGCGAGTGGTTGCATGGAGCACTTGGTGTGCTGCGCGCTCAACTCGCGAAACTGCTCGCGACCTTTTTCACATAGTGACTCGTAGTACCGCCGCTTCTTTTCAGCCTCGACATGGACCTGCGTGGCGGGCATGAGGCTACGCTCGCGTTCGAAAAGCAGCTCCTCGCGCCGCGCCTTGAGCGTCTTTGTGACGAATTTAACAGGCATGACGTTACAGAGCGTTTCGCGATTCCACCCCTTGCGGCAGGCCATGCAATGCGGGTCGTCGGGCGAGTCGAGCATATATTTCTCGACGCAGCTCGTGCATACATTGAATGGACAGTGCGGACATGGCACCTTCTTATGATTTGATAAGTTGAACGCGTCGCAACACACGTCGCAACTCATTCTTATTTTACTTGGGCGCCTTTTCTTTTTCCGGCTTTGCGGCCGCTGACTTTTTGGGCGCAGCAAGGCGAGGTCTGCGCTTGTGCGGGGGCGTGTATGAACTCGGGTCGGGCACCACCTCGGGAGGTTCGGGCCAGGGCGCGTCGTCGTCTTCTAGGTCGGCCCATCGAGGTGCGGACATTTATAGTCTAAGGCATCTTCTTCTTAACAGCCTTGATGACCTTCTTTGGCTTGGACGACGCCGAACCCGGCCAGCGCCGCTCAATTTCCGCCTGAAGCTCGTCAGCGTGAGAGGTGAACCACGCCCTCTGCGCACGCACGCGCTCTACGGCCGCCTCCGAGTAACCCACCCGGCGATACTCTTCCAGAGGCGCGGCCGACCCCCACTTGGCGAACATGGCCACCACTGCATCGATGTCAACACCCTCCGAACGCGCCGGTGCTGCTGAACGGGTCACGGTTGGGTGCGCCTCGAACCACGCCACGGACTTGGCGATGTAGGCCTCGCGGTCCTCGGGGAGCATGGTGCGGGCAATGAGTTCATACTCGAGCGAAGGGGTCCACTCGGTCACGCGACGCACAATCGGCGGGGTGGCAAGCAGGAGTCGCGCGCGGTCCTCGGGGTGCAGCCGCCGCGGCTCGTTGTAGCAGCCGCGGTGAGTGCGAAGGGAGGGACGGATGTACTGGGCCATGTGTCTTTTTGGTTTGTTGGGTTTTTTGGACAAGGGCCAGACGCGTGCTGTTCACAAAACCTGTTTTTCGTTACACTCACTCAGCATCAAACTCGCTCTCCGCATCGCTCTCCACCACGGGCTTCTGCCATCCCAGAGACTCGGGGTCCTCGTCCTCGCTATCCTCCAAGGCGGGAGGGGGCGCCTCCACCGCCTCCTCAAACTCCTGCTCTTCGGAAAGCGCAGTACCGTGCGTCTGGCACAGGTCGCAGTCGACGTTCTTGGTGCCGTCGAGCTCGTGCTCGTGCACGGGCTCCACCTTGACAGTCGCCTTCTTGGGAGCGGGCTTGACCGGCTTGGGGATGTCCTGCTTAGGGGCCTCCGACTGCTGCTTGAGGTGGCGCTTGCAGTAGCACTCACCCTTCAGAGGGCTGAAGCTGCACTGACCCTTCTTGGCAGTGAGAGCCTGGCACCGCTCACCCTCGGGCTTGCCCTCAACGGTCACCTTGGCCACCCGGACCTTCTTCTGCTTGGGCACCTTGATGGCCGACTCCGCCGCCACCAGGTACTTGGCTTCGAGCTCCTCGAAGGCAATCTTGTAGTCGGCGCTGACCTGCAGGAGGAACACGCGGTCACGCTCGCGGGCCAGGGCGTCGCAGGCAAGGGCAAAGGAAGAGGCGGCCATCTTTGTTTTGGTTGGTGAAGGTGTGGAGAGCCGGTAGGGTCCTGTGCACAAGACTCGCTTTTTGGGCGAGGCCGAGACTCTTTGTGTTTTGGTGAAAGACCCTTACCGGCCCGGGGCCTCACGCCCGCAGAACCAAATTTTTCACAATGGCCTCGACCGTTGCCGCCTCAATCTTCGACCCACTCAAATTTTTATTTCTAATTTTGTTCAAAAGATTTTGAGTCTTGGCGGACAGACGGACCAGTCGGGGGTCGTAATTCTTTGCGTGGTTTGAGATGACACGACTCAGTTGATTCGCCCGGGCAACATTCTTCTGGCCTTTTTCGGGGTTACCGGTCAGTGGGTTGCGCTGGGCCACCTGTGACTTGTGCAGGAAAGAGCCAGCCAGGATTCCAAGCGCGTCCATAAGTTGATACTTTGCTTGCTCTATGGGGACTCCGGTCGTGAATGAGAACCGCTTGCTCAGCCAAGAGCGCGAGACGCCTGGGTAGAGCGAAAGGGCCGAGTCGGCCACACTGATGAGCTTCCCGCCAATCTTGAGCTGCCACGTGTACACGAGGTGCGTCCGCCGCCCTGTAGCTGGCACCTGTACCGGCGCGTGGAGAACGCGGCGCCCGGGCTTGAACCGCACCTCGACGTTGGCGCCCTTGTAATTTTTGTTTATAAACTTTGCAAAACCATCCATGTGTCGTTGCATGACGAGCTTCATAGCCGCACCCTTGCGCCGCAGGACAGCCAGTGTCGTTATTGGTTTGTTCACTGCAAAACTGAAATCAAAATCGCTCGTCTGCCGAATGAGGCGGACCCGTGCAGCCCTGGTCCTCTGCCGCAGGTACAGGTTCACAGCCTGGCCACCCGTGCAAAAGATGACGAATTCTCGGTGAGGCTTGATCAGGTACTTTTCACGCTTGCTATACTCCATGAATAGGCGAGCGAGCGTCTGTGGGAAGCTGAGCGTCCGGAGGGACAGAACAGGCATGCGACCTTCGGCCCGCTCAATCTTCTGGTACGCGTTCGTGAGCATAATTTCAGAAGAAAAATAGCCAGAGTGGAACACCGACCATTTGCCCTCTGCATAGTAGCCGTCATAGCCACGGACCCTCAAAAAATCTTGAGAAAAATAAGTTCCAAGTTTTTTGTTGAGCGCCTTCCATGACGCGCGCTGCCCGGCCGTCGAGTTGTTCACACCCCGTGGAATGCTACCCACCTTGAGCGTCCGGAGCCGCCGGGCCTGCTCCCCCGCGCTTATCCCCGTGCCGAACGCCGTCTCGAGCCGCCACTTGAGCGTCTTGGACAGTCCGGGCATCGCAAGAACCTTCTTTATGTTCTCGTGATTCATCTCAAAAAGTCTCAAGAGCTTCTTGACGCGGAAGGCGCATACATTCCCGTACTTCCGTGCGTGGGCCTGGTCGTCTGTCAGGTAAAAGCTCCTAATGTCCTTGAGTAGGCTTGTGCATGGGACGGGGAGACCCTTGTATAGGATCGTCCCGGGCGCGATCCGAATCTCTGTAAACTCTGGATCCGCCATTAAATTCTAGACAGAAATTAAATGGCCGCCCGGTTTGTCGGTACGCTCATGAACTCCCGGACACAGGCGCACGCCTTCCATCTAACGACCCCTTCCTTCGCCGAGCACAAGGCGCTTCAGGCGTACTATGAGGGCATCGTCCCCCTTCTCGATTCATGGGCCGAGGCGTACATGGGCAAGTACGGCCGCCTCCGCTCAGTCAATGTCAATAAGCGCTTTATGAAAGACCCGCGCAAGGCCAAGGAGTACTTTCGGTCCTTGCTCACGCGTGTGCGCGCCATGAGCCGCCTGTCCAAGGACTCGTACCTGCGCAACATCTACGATGAAATTGTGGCTCTGATTCGCTCTACGCTGTACATGCTTACTCTTCGTTGAAGACCACGTGAAATGGCTTAGACCCATAAATGGCCGCCATGTATCCGAATGTCGAAAAGCCGACCGAGTCACCGCGGCCGGCCGTCACGAGAACGCCTGGACACATGCTCAATAGATACCACGACAAATAAACATCTTGTAAATTTTTAACCGTATGGACCGTCTCGTCCGTCTGTTCGGCCGTATGCGTGTATTCAGTGTCAAGCATAGTCACCTTGTCACCAAATATATCCTTAAGATGGCGCTTAGTACTAGGTGAATCGGACGTGACGTAGACGCGTCCAGCGGCAGACCCTATGTATTGCTTGAATCGCTCGAGACCTGAATCTGAACAAAAATAGAATTTAGGATCGGTCGAACCGGCGAATTGCGTCGAGTCGGCCGACCAGTTGCCCCGGCGGATATTGACGCCAAAGGTGACGCCGTTCAACAGGTGGGCGTGTTGCGCGACGAGGGACATGAGGTGGGCGGTGGGCTTGACGATGTCACGACACAGAGAGTGGACAGTGTCGCGATTTTCCTGATTTATATACACGGGCAAGTGGGGACAGCGCCCCTCCTGTTTTGTGATCGTGAAACCATGCAAGCTAAAACAATTTCCAAATTCGTAATCGAACACATCCTCGTGGACGTACTTGACGCCGTTCGACTTGCAGACCGAAAGCAAAATGAGCAAGTTTCCAATACCCGGCTTGGGCACGACCGGACGGTAAACCTCCACGTCCATTCTATATTTTCAGGCCTAAACCTTTAGATTATAGAACGAATCAAGTGGGCTGTCACGCAGGCGAATAATTTTATTTTTAATTTCATCAAAAAGATTCCATGCCAAGGGGAGGAACACGACGGGCTGCACGGCGGGCAAGGTGACGATGTGTCCGGAGCCCGTCACGGGCGCGCGGACCCCCGGGCTGAACTTGCCCTGCTTGAGAGGGTTGTCATCAATTATGACCTCGGGCTTGAACTTGAGAAAGTTCAACATAGTGTTGCCCTTGGCGGCCGCCCCGTACGCGACGACGTACTTGCCGTCCAGGTCGGCCCGGACCTTGGCGGCGAACGCGTGGCAGTTCTTGGCCCACGTGTCATACGTCGCGGCGGCGTGGAGACCAGCCGCCTCCTCGCGCGCGAGCTCAGACGCGACGCGATCATCGGGGGTGCCCTCGAGGCCCACGACAAACATGTAGCTCGTTCCGTGAATCTTGGTCTTGATGACGTCGAGAAGCACGAGCCCGGCGCGCTCGGCCAACTTTTTGAAAGAAAGAACGTTGAAGAAATTGATGTGCTCGTGGTAAATGGTGTCAAACTCTCCGTTCAGCACCATATCCGCCTGACTCGTCTGGATGTACACACGGGTCCCCGGGTGCATGATGCGCTTGGCCCGAACGAGAAAGCCTAGTGGATCTCTATTGTGAGCAAAGACATTCTGAGCGTTGATGACGTCAAAGGTGACCCCGGGGTTGTAGGCGTCGTCAAAGTACCCCAGAGTCACGTTGTGCTTGGCGGAGCTCACCGGCCATAGGTTCTCGGCCGGGTCGACCCCCCACGTCTCGCAGCCCAGAGCCTTGAACATATCCAGCTGCGTGCCATCGTTACAGCCAATATCGAGCACGCGGTCGCCCGCCTTGGCCACCTTGTTGGCGAACCACGAGAGGTACTCGCGGTACGTGTCACTCGTGCCGCTCACGTACAGATAATTCTTGAACATCAGATCCGGATCTATGAAATAATCGAGCTGGAGGTGGTCACACCGGGTGCAGCGCACGACGGCCAGAGGATAGACGTCCTCGGGAGCCGTCTCCGAATCCTTGAATTCGTTCGCCAGAGGCTGTGCACCGAGGTCTAGGCAGGGCACGAGGGCCGCGTCACCACAGGCCAAACATGTGGTCGCCATTACTAACGTTAAAGATAGTGACAGTTTTAAGTGTACATGAAGGGCCGTGCTCTCATCACCGGGTCAGCGGGCTTTGTCGGCCATCACATTGTTGAGAATTTCATCAAGACGACCGAGCTCGAGGTTGTAGGGCTGGATCGCCTCAGTTATTCAGGCAACCTGAATCGCGTCTATGAGGTCCTGCCCGAAGACCAGAAGCACCGGTACAAGATGTACCATCACGACCTGCGTTCCGAGATTAACGAGCCCCTCATGAAGCAACTCGGGCAGTTTGACTACATCATCCACGTGGCGGCGAGTAGCCACGTCGACCGTAGCATCGACCAGCCCGTGAATTTTGTTCTCGATAACGTCGTCGGGACCTGCTCGATGCTCGACTTTGCCCGGAAGCAAAAGAATTTGAAAAATTTTGTTTATTTTTCGACCGATGAAATCTTCGGACCGGCGCCGCCCGGTGTGGCCTATGACGAGTACGACCGGTACAACTCCACGAACCCGTATTCGGCCGCCAAGGCGGGCGGGGAGGAGCTGTGCGTGGCCTTTCGCAACACGTACAAGATTCCCGTGACCATTACCCACACTATGAATATCTTTGGTGCGCGGCAGCACCCGGAGAAGTTCATCCCCATGTGCATCAGCAAGGTGCGCGCGGGCGAGAAGATCTTCATCCACTCCGACGAGACGCGGACGATCCCCGGTAGTCGGCACTATATTCACGCATCCGACGTGGCCGACGCCATTCACTTCATCATAGAAAACGAGCCCGACGCGTGCATGCCCGGGTACTGCCCCAAGTTTAACGTGGTGGGCAAGGAGGAGGTGGACAACCTGACCCTGGCGCAGTATATCGCCGAGGCGGTCGGCAAGCCCCTGCGTTACGAGCTCGTCGACTTTCACTCGAGCCGCCCGGGTCACGACCTGCGGTACGCCCTGTCCGGTGAGCGCCTCAAGAAGGCGGGGTGGGAGCCCAAGATTAGCCTGCGCGAGCGCATCACGGACGTCGTCCAGTGGTCCCTGGCGAACGATCACTGGCTGTACTAGGCGAGGTTAGTAGGGGGCGTCGGAACAGTCTCACCCGTTTGTATTTTTAGAATAAATGCACGCATCTGCAAAGAGAGCTTATCCTTGAGCCCCTTGATAACGCGAACATATTCTTCTTGATTTTTAATCATGGTATTGTAATTTTCAAGAGCCTTTTTCACAAAGCGCACCTGGTCTACACGCTCTTCAGCGCGCGTGTCGAGCATGACGTCTTCGTAGTGGGCAGCGGACCCCATCTTGTTTGTGATCACGACGCAGCCCAGTAGCGCCGCTTCACGTGGCATGCGGTCACGACCGGGATGAGTCCCTAGATCCATATAAACCTTGCATTTCTTGAGGGTTTCAATCACCTTGGCGGGGGTCATTTTTTGGATGGGGACGCACTTGGCGCAAATCTCCATACAAATAGACGGCGTATCGGAATCTTTGGCCGGGTTATAGGCGACCCATTCCTCCTTGTCCCACTTATCCCACGTCGCAGACGTGTATTCATCTGATATATAATCATCCAAATCAAACGTCTCGAGCGGCCCCGCCGCCTCCTGCAGCACGCGCGTCTTGGCCAGGTAAGACTGGAATATGTGAATGAGTTTAGAGTCGGCCAGGTACTCTTCCATAAGGGGCAGACCCCACGTCAGTGACAGCCACGCCACAGCCACTCGGATATTAGGAAATTCATTTCTAATTTTCTTTATTGACACTATTTCTGGAATTATTAGCAGGTTTTCAGCCGAGTCTTCTATTTCCTTGGCGCACTTCAGGTTGGAGTACTTTTCAGTGTATATCATCGGGAGATCGACGGGCGATTGATCCGCTATGTTCCAATAGAATACGTAGGCATCCGCTCCAATTGAATTCAACATATCACAATACTGGTGGAGGCACTCCGGTCCACCAGTTTTGTGATGCGGGCAATAAATGAACACCTTCATGAAAGACTTGTGCGTTAATACTTTAAAGGAAATAGATATTTGAATACCATGGAGGTTATCCGAGCTTGCACGAGGGATGACCTGCTGCGCCCCGAATTCATCGAGGCCCTCATGGGCCGACTTGGCTTCAACAACGAGATGCCGTCGGAGCAACCAAAATTTGTTCGCGAAAACACGGGCGGCCTCCGCATATGGCAGTACCCGAATCAATTTTCAAAATATCTAATTTTTCTATCGGGTCTCGGTGCCACGTCCTATCTCGAGATTGGCTGCAGATGGGGTGGGACGTTCATTCTCACATGCGAGTATCTGAAAAAGTTTGGCCCCTTCACGAAGAGCCTCGCCGTCGACCCCATCGACTCGCCGGTTGCAGCGTACTGCAGGGAGAACCCCGAGTCTAATTTCATGCAGGCATATTCGACGTCAAGGGAATTCATAAAGCACATCGACAAGGAATTTTATGACGTCATATTCATTGATGGCGACCACTCGTATGACGGCGTCGCCCTCGATTACCACACGTGCAAGAGCCATGGCAGGGTCTTTGTATTCCACGATATAGTGAACGACGCCTGTCCGGGAGTGAGCAGATTCTGGAACGAGCTCAAGGCGGATGAATCTTCCGAGTACACTTTTCATGAATTTACGGATCAGTATCCGGACGTGGCGGGATCTTTCCTGGGTATTGGTGTGGCTGTTAAAGTGTAGAGTAGCTGTGATTACAGATGGAGGAGATCTTCCAGCGTTACGAAGGCGTAGTGCATACGGGCACTGATAAGAACACGACCCATTCTTACTTGGCGGCTTACGAGCGCGTCTTCGAGCCGAAGCGTCACGATGCTGTGCGCCTCCTCGAAATTGGCGTCTTCACGGGTGGCTCCCTACGTGCCTGGGCCGACTATTTCGACCACGCCGACTCTGAGATTGTAGGGCTTGACATCAACCCCAACTTGGTCTCGTTTGATTTGACCGTTCCCAAGATCAAGACCATACTGCTCGACGCCACGAATCCCGAAGCGGTGAGCCAGCTCGAGGGCGAGTTTGACTTCATCATCGATGACGGGAGTCACACCCTGCACGACCAATTGGCCTCGCTCCACCTGCTTGGAGGCCGTATCCGCAGCGGTGGTGCGTACATCATCGAGGACGTGCAGAACATTGAGGACGCGCAGGTCCTCATGATGGCGGGCAGCGAGACGGGCTGGGCCGTAGAACTTTCCGACACGCGTCACGTCAAGGGGCGCTACGATGACTTAATGATTATATACACGAAAAAGTAAGTAATGAGGACATTCACCGACTTCAAAAATGAACCGTGGGAGCACGACTTTCGTACCCACCCCGCACGCGCGCCGCTCGAGGGGGTCCTCATCGAGACCCGACCCGACCCCGACTTGCGCTCGGCCCTAGCCAACTTCTCATGCCACCTGCCACACGCCGCCCTCACGATCCTAGGATCAAAAGAAAATTTTAAAATTTTAAAAGAAATTATCGGACCTGACACGAACGTCCGCATCGCCGACCTCGGCCTCGAGGGGCCCTTCACCCTTGCCAAGTTCAACGACTTGCTCACGGGACCCCAGTTTTGGGACCAATTCCACGGTGACCGCGTGCTGTTCTTTATGACCGACACGGGTATACGCAAGAATGACGTGTTGCGCTTCCTCAAGTACGACTGGGTCGGAGCCCCGTGGCACCACTTTCCCGTAGGGGACCCGAGGGTCTTTCAGGGCAACGGTGCCTTGTCCATCCGTAATCCTAAAATTTTAAAAATATTTTGTCAAAATTTTCAGAGGGGTGACTTGAGCGAAGACGTGTTCTTCTCCGCATGCATGGCCCTTAGGTGTCCACGGGCCACCCTACCTACTCGAGCCGAGGCTGTCAAGTTCGCCATGGAGGGGACCGTCTACCCAGATACTTTTGGATTTCACAATACGCAGTCGTACATGACGGAGTCGGACGAGGTGTGGGGTGGCCACGAGGGTCCGGAGCGCAAGCTCGTGACGATCAACGAGGCGCGGGCCGACGACCACGACGTGACGGCTCTGATACGGCTCGGCATAGGCGCCAAGTGCCTACGGGTGGGGGCCGGTGCCTTGATTCACCGGGGCGCGCAAAAACTCACGATAGATGGCGTCTCTTGGGACCTTGAAGATGGTTACGTTAAAGATGAAATAGTCTTGATGCCTAAATGAAGGTTGTCATTAGTCTCACAACCACCCCTAGTCGTTTCGACAAGCTCGGGCCGATCTTGCAGGGTCTGGCCCTGCAGACGTGTCACGAGATATGGCTCAATATCCCGCGCCGGTACAACCGCTTTCCCGAGTGGGACGGCATGGTCCCCGCTGATCTTTACGATATCGACCCGAAGATAGTGATCAACCGCGACTGTGACGACTTTGGACCGGGCACGAAGTTCATAGGCCCGGCGCTCAAGCTACTGCCCGACGACCTGATCATCTATGTGGATGACGACACGATGTACGATCCGCACCTCGCCAAAAACCTGCTCAAGTGGCACCTTACCGACACAAAGTCGGCTTGGGGCCTTTCCGGCTTCAAGTTTGAAGATTACTTCCGGGACCACTTTCCGAGACAGCACGGCCAGCCGCTCGACGTGCTCGAGGGGTACGGAGCCGTGATCGTCAAGGCTAAATGGGTACAGGATGCTCTACCCGAGTTCAAGGAGCTCCTTGACGTGACGTGGCACGACGACATGCTCCTGTGCAACCTGCTGGAAAAGGCGGGCGTCACACGCAAGACGGTCTTCACCCCCGATTGCAACATCAGCCATGTCCGCCAGTTTGGCTACGGCTTCGCGTCTGACGCGTTGCACGTCGTGGCGGGTCCGGGTGGCCACAAGGAAAACAATATGAAAATTCTGAAAGACCTTGAACTTAAGGGCAAGCTTTACTACAAGTATACGGTATGCTGATAGACGCCTTCATGTTTTCAGACGAGCTGGATATGCTCGAGTTTCGGCTTGAGTTGCTCGACGAGTACGTTGATCGTTTCGTACTCGTCGAAGCAGAGGTGAACCACGTGGGAGGTCCCAAGGAGCTCCACTTTCAGGCGAATAAAGAGCGCTTCGCCAAGTGGCTCCCGAAGATTACGCACGTCATAGTGACGGCCGAGGAGGCCCCCAAGGACCCGAACCCGTGGTCCCGTGAAAAGTATCAACGCGATGCGATCCTCAAGGGCATCGAAGACGCGCCGCCCGAGTCCCTCATCATGATTAGTGACGTGGACGAGATCCCGGACATGACAAAGGTGCCGTTCGAGAAACTCCCGGCCGTCGTCTGCTCGGTCCACATGTGGATGTTCGAGTACAGCCTCAAGTATCTCTTCACGGGTGAGCCCTGGTTCGGGACGGTCATCACGAATGTGGAGCTCATGAGACGCATGGGCCCCAATTACTTCCGTGACAATAGGTGGAAGTTTCCCGTCTTTCAATTTGCAGGGTGGCACCTGAGCAGCTTTGGCACGCCCATGCGCATCTGGCGCAAGTTCCAGACGTACGCGCACGCCAAGGATGGCCACCACGAGCACCAGACGCCCGAGACGTTCGAGGATTTCATCACCCGAGGCAAGCACACCGACGGCACGACGGACCTCATACCGCGTCCGCCAGAGGTTCCACTACCAGGATCTCCCGAAGTTCGGATGCGACTTGGTCTCGAGTGAGACCCATGAGCCGTCCCTTGGACCAGAGCAGCTTCCGTATCTCGTCGACGTCCAACCACCTGAGAAGAGTTTTCTTTTGAAAAATATTATTCATAGAATTTTGACCGTCAAGCTTCGCCTGACACACGGGCCACGTCACGTCCCGCAGTTCCCGCAGCTCGGCCTCGACATTCGTGAGTCGCTCGAGTACATGCTTTTGGAATTCGTCCATCTTATATTCAAGACGAGCCGGTCCTCTAACCCTTATGAATCATATACATGGCCAGGACCATGAGGGCCACGCCCAGATACTGGATCCATGACGTGAAGCGCTCACCGAGGACGAAGAGCGCATAGGCCGACCCGAGTACAGCGATCATCCCCTCCCATAGGAACGTCGTCACGAGCATAGATGTCGTGGCAAAACTTTGAATCAAAAAATACATGACGCAGGCGTACCCTACGCACCCTCCCACGAGGTGGCCGTTGTGGCCAGCACCCCCCGCAAAGTGCTTGAGATTTGCATTTCCAAAAATCTCAGCCACAGTCATGGCGAGGACGTTGACCAACGTCATCTACCTTTGCCGAGCTTTTTTATTGCTGCTGAAGTTAAAAACTCCCCTCTCTTTACCGTTAATGCACGCGGCACTCATCACGGGCGTAACGGGCCAGGATGGGAGTTACCTCGCCGAGTTCCTGCTCGAGCGAGGCTATATCGTGTACGGCCTGACGCGGTACTGCTCGGAGAAGAAACACGAGCGCATAGAGCACCTCAAGTCCAATCCATTCTTTCACGTGGTCGACGGTGACCTGACCGATACGGCCCGGATGATTGCACTCGTCAACTCTTTCGAACAATTCGAGCGCCTAGAGATTTACAATCTAGGTGCTCAGTCGCACGTCAAGGTTTCGTTTGACCAGCCTGAGTACACGGCCAACGTCGACGCCCTCGGGACCCTCCGTATCCTCGAGGCTATTCGTCAGTCTGGTTTTCAGAGAAAGATTCGGTTTTATCAGGCGGGCACTTCTGAAATGTTCGGCAAGGCGCCCGCGCCCCAAAACGAGGAGACGGCCTTCTGGCCCCGTAGCCCGTACGGCGTGTCGAAACTTTTCGGCTACTGGATCACACGCAACTACCGCGAGTCATACGGCCTCTACGCGTGTACAGGTATCCTGTTCAACCACGAGTCCGAGCGGCGCGGTGAGGATTTCGTGACGCGCAAGACGACCATCGGTCTCGCCAAGTACGTGCGCGCGGTGGCGGCTGGTGACGCGAACCCACCCGTCCTCGAGCTCGGCAACCTCGATGCTCGACGCGATTGGGGCCACGCACAGGATTACGTCGAGGCGATGTGGCTTATGCTCCAAGGGCCCGAGCCGGCCGACTTTGTGATTGGTACGGGCCAGACCCACACGATCAAGGACTTCATCAAGGCGGCGGCAAAGGCGGCCGGTCTGCGCCTCCTATGGCGAAGCACAGGCCCGGACGAGGAGGCGTATGACGGGTCCAATGGAAACCTCGTGATTCGCGTAAATCCCGAGTTTTACCGCCCGGCTGAGGTGGACCTCCTGCAGGCCGATCCTACGCGCGCCCGTGATATTCTGAAATGGAGCCCGAAGGTGAGTTTCGAAGATCTGGCCAGCCGCATGATGCTCGCTGACCTAAAGGGTAAAGAGTCTCAGTAATTAATGTGGCTTTTCATAGGACCAACGACCCTCGCCGGTATAGGGCAGGTGACGAAGCGGTACAGCCGTCTCGTGCCCGATGGCGAGTACGTCGAATTTGGCCAGGTTCCTAAACACCAAAAATACACGACTGGTTTCGCCTTTGTTCTACCCTTGGCCGACCAGCTCGACCTCGTTGACCAGTACGCCAAGTATTGCTCAAAGATGATCTATATGACAATTTGCGAAACCGAGACGGTCCACCCGTCCTATGGCATGTTGGTCGACAGGTATCACACACTTCACGTGGCTTCTGAATTTTGTCAGAGGGTCCTAGAGAAACAATTCCCCCTGGGTGACTGGCGGATCTTGCGATTGTTCGCCGAGGGACCGTCCGCGCCCCGTGTCAATCTCGTGACGGAACCTTACATCTTCTATACTATCGGGAATGTGGCCGATCCACGAAAGAATATTAACTCCCTGATTCGGGCCCTAGGGAACTTCCCTGGGGCGCGGCTGCTCATCAAGGCGACATGTACGCGCCCCGTGCAGATCGACCACCCGCAGGTGACGGTCATCAATGGGCTCCTGTCCGACGAGCAAATGGAGAACGTGCATGCCAAGGGTCACTGCTACGTGAATTGCTCGCACTCCGAGGGGGTTGGTATGGGGGCCGTAGAGGCGGCTCTCCGTAACAAACCAGTCGTGATCACAGACTACGGGGGACTCAAGGAGTACGTGCAGACTCCTTTCGTCGTCGAGTGTAAATTAGGCCCGATAGGTTTTGATGATTTTCTATTTACCAAGGATCTCGTATGGGGCCATCCAGTATACGAAGATCTGGTCAGTAAAATGGCCTCTTGCTACGAGCAGCGCATAGTGTCCTGGGACCACTCTTACACGAGGGGGCTCTTGACAACCGTGCCCACCGAGCTGCTGTCCATCCAGTAATGCGTCAGGTAAATAACGAGGGCCAGGACCAGGCTAGAGCTCAGAAGGAACCCATCCTGGGTA